TGGGCGACTCTGAGTGTCTCTCATATGAGCTGCCACACCTTTACTTGCTTCCTTTGCTATGTTTTGTTCACGAGTTTCCCTATTTTTTAAATAGAGAATATCTTCCAGTTCTAAAGTTTTGTTTTTGGCAAACTTTGTAAAGTCTTCCCATTGGTCCTGCGTTAAATCATGCGAAGCACGAAATGACGCTTCATCGCTGAGACGACGGTTCTCCATTTGCTGCCTTGAAAGAGTTTCATTCAACCTTCGTTGAACAACACCATCAATCGTAGCATTCAGAACTTTAGCAGAGTCAGAACCTGTGTCAGACATAGCCTCATCAGGATCGAACACAAAATCTTCATCGAGCTCGAACTTATCCTTCATACTTTCTGGGGCTTGACCGCCACCCTCAAAATAATTCCTCACATGAGAAATTAAATTGGGGTCTTCTCTCATTGCATCGAGGACTGGAAGATATGGCTCAAGTTCCTTCAAACGGGAGTTTAGCCGCTTTGCTTCTCGACTTGAATCCGAATATCTTTTTTCAAGAGAACCTAAGTCCTCCTGACTTATTTGTGTTTCAGGGTCCTGCTGTGGAGCAGGAGTTGGCTGAACTTCATCTTGTATTACACCGTTGACACTTCTATCAAGAGCCTCGAAAAAATCTTCACTTGATTTACTGTCACTGGCAGGAAGTTCTGCTTCGGGGGCTTGATTGAAATCAACATCATTCAAAGCGTTGCCTACTTGTTCTTCCATATTATGAACTCCTTTTCATTTGGATTAATTTACAAAACACTTTCACTATTTTCCAACAGTTTGTTTTGCACTATCTACAGCGGATTTTACCTCCCGCTTCAGGTCTTTCTTAGCGGTATCAAACTCACCCTTGAGCAGTCCCCTAAGAAGTTTTTGTTGAGCTTCTGTCTGCAGTACATCTTTTCTTACTTCAACTTCACCACTTTTTACCTTGTCTTTTATACCTGCCTGTACTAGTTGACGACTCAAAGTCTCAATTGTTCCATCTTTATCTTTTATTGCTTCCTCCATTTGCTGCAGTTGTGATTGTAGTTGTGCATATAAAGACTTACGCTCAATAATTCTTTCTTTATTTCTTATATCAGTTTCACCAATCATGGCTATATCATCAATGAGTCCAGCCTGGAACCACCTGAAATATTCCTCAAGTAATGCCCATCTATTCAATGGCATCGTTGCTCCAGCTACAATTCGTACATCAAACTTTCCTGCTGCATAGTCATTCCATTTACTGACTGCCTCGCCATAATCATTGTAGATTGGTATATTAATTCTTGTTTCTTTCTCTTCTCCGCCTTCTTTTTGACCAGCCTCTGGTTGTATAAGTCTGAATATTTTATCAATTGTGTAATGACTCTGTGACACCATTTGAAAACACTTACCTAGTTGCTCAAGAGCAGGTTCAACAATACTACCCATCCATGCTTTTAATCTTCTCGTACCAAATTCATCGTTGGCAAGAAGACCTCGATAAGTCTCTGGTTGTTCCTGGGTGAAACCCATCATTGCTGATGGCACTCCAGAGATATACTCAGAATCAGATTTACCCTCTTGAGTTATTGTATAAAAAGCATTGTTAATTGGAGCTGGTAATACAGGTGTTGGTGGATTGAATCCCTGACGATACTTTAATAATGCTCCAGGTGATGACGAATATCTCTCCCATTCCTCTTCATCAACAGAGCCTTCCTCATATAACCACCTAAGATTTGATGCAAGATTTGCATTATGAATCATAATCTGATGAGCTTTATTAATTTCCTGTTGCTTACCAATCAGAGGCATCACGGCTGACATCGGATATGGTGTACCAGTGTAAATATATGGAATTGGTATTATTGGATACTCATTAATAGGCAATTCATATTCGTATAAAAATGTATCATCACCAACACTGCATACAAGGTCAACACGCGCCTCATAGAACTTAACTGAATCAACCACCTTACTAGCAAATTCAGGCTCCTTCATCAACTCTTTAAAGTCTGCTTCTGGAATTATTGTCTGCTCAATCTTTGAACGTATCTCTTGAGCCTGTGACATTAGAACCTGTTTCTGACGTTCAATCGCCTCTGCAGTATCTTTTTCAGCTTTTTCAAGCTCCAACTGAGCTCTATCGGGAATAATCTCTCCAGACTGTAATGCCTGCTGAATCTGTAACTTTTTCTCTTCAAGTTGCACAGTCATCTCGGCAGCAAATTCTTTTATCTCAACATCAATTGCCTTTTGAATCTCTCGCATTTCGACTTCATCAGGTGGAGATTTAATATATGCATTGATAAATGGCTTCTTCACCTTTTGATAAGTTTCATAGTAGGCAATTATATCATCATCATCACCATCCCTACCAATGCCAAGACTGACATCTTCCTGTTGTATAATCTTTGATTCATCCCTATCTCTTAATGAAAGTGTCTCTGTGACACCAGAACCCGATCCAGGACTTGCCCTTTGTATTTTCCTAGAGAATTCGGGGAATAGATTTTTTAACTGGGTGCGGGTTACATTCTTACGGACAGTTATAAAACCTGCATCCCTGAAAAGAAAGTCACGGCTCATTGGGTCTACAAAGACATCATACGGCTCAATTCTCTTGAATATAACCTCACCCTTACCAATATCCATATCCTGGTCAACATCAACCAAGAAGTATCCAACTCCCTTTGTCAAAGAATCAAGAATTACCTGACTATATAAAGATTTACCATTTGATAGATACCAACAATACTCAGATATTTCGGAATGTACTTGAGCAATGTCAGCATCGTCACCAGTGACTCCCACAGCTTTCCATCTTGGATTCTGTGCTGTAACAAAATATTTCATTATCTCGACAATAGGCAATACCCTATTAATCGTGAAACTTGGCATACCAGATTCTTTTAAAGAATCCGATTCGTCTTTTGTTAGTTGCTCATCTAGGTAAAAATCAAAACCTTTTTGACTTGTAAACTGCCATTTACGGCGGTGGGTGCTATTAGCTCTATCCCAAAGTTGTTTATTTATAGCCCCCTTATTTTTTCTTGCCATCTAGACCCCCTAGAATCCTGAAGGTTGTCCGCTTTCTCCATCATTGTAGAGTTGCCTACTGCGCATTAACGCCTGCCCCCTTGAACCGTACAATGTACTTTTTGGAGGAACAGCCATCAATCTGTCAAGTATGAGCCTTCTATACTTATTTATCATCTCAGTTGATGACCAGGGCAAATCTGACGGGGTTTCATTGGAACCGATTGATTCGTTATATTCATCAACACCAAATCCAAGAACATTTTTACCAAAGTCGTCCAAGGCGCTAACCTCTTTTAACTCGGCTCCCATCTTATGAGGTAATATGGCAATTCCTTTTTCGCTGAAAAGAACGTCACTCATTATGCTACTACCCAACTTTTTGCTTGTTTTCTTTTTCTCACAACAAATTTACCCTTATCGTCTTTATGCATCCCAGGTGGGAATGCGTGCAATAAAGCATAGTAAAGGGTCTCAATTGTATCGTCATGAGCCATTCTAGGCCCAAAAGTAAGCACTTCTGTAACTAAATCAAACATATTTTCCTTTAAATGTACCGTTTTCATACTGAAACGAGCCGACAATCCGCTATAAATACGATTTCTCTTGTTTGTGCCACCTGGTTTTTGTGGAATGACTGATACATTAAACTTATTTCTTAATCTTCTTTCTTCGTTCAGGGCTTGAAATATACTACGGTTCATAGCCACATCTTCTACGGTTGCTGAATTACAATGATACTTTTCGTATAAATCCATTATATAATCAACAACGCCTTTCTTACCTCGTGTACTGCCATCAAATGATTTACCCCCGATTGTTGGAATACTTCGATGCCTCTCATATTCTACAACGTAAGCGTTGTTATCGGGGTCAATTGCAACGACCATTATCACAGAGAAGTCCGACTCTTTCGTATCAATGTCTGTAGCTGGGTCACATCCTATAAACGTGTTAACTGGTGTTTGTTCTCCATTAATTATCAAATGGCCCTGATTTTCCTCATAGTGATAATAACCAGTCCAATACTTAATATCATCTCGAATCCATATTGCATCCTCTTCACTCTGCACCTCCATGAAATATTCCTGCCAGTATTTAGCAGGTTGACCAGAATCAATATAAAACTTCTTGCGTTGTTTAAGAACTTCATCAGTAAAGAAGCTGGGCCAAAGAAGTGTACCACTTTCATTACGCGCCTTATATGTCATTACTTTCCAGGCAAATTCGTCTGCTTTTCCATCTTTCTCTGCCTTCTGATAACTAGTAAGT